TTATAATAATATTACTATAAATATTACATATAATAATATAAGTGGAACGTTAGATTTAAGACATTTTAAAGGAAATTTAGATAGTATATTTTTATATAATAATAAACTTAATAATATATTATTAGCAGATTCTTCATATCCACTTACAAGTTTTTTCGTTGGCAATAATAATATTCAAGTATTAGATGTATCTAATAGAGTATTTATTAATAGCAATATCAATATCTCGGGAAATAAATTATATAATTTAATTTTACCTGATTCATCTTGTTCATTTTTATCTTTTGTTATAAGCAATAATCCTTCATTAGGAATGTTAACAAACGGGATTTTAGATGTATCTAATTGTTGGTTTACTTCAACATTTTATATTTCACAAACTTGTATATCAACACTTATATATGATGTTAATAAAATGCGTAATATACAGTATCTTGATATTTCAAATACTTTAATATCACAACCAATTGATTTATCTTGTTTTTCTAATTTAAGAAATTTAAATGTTAACAATACCTATAATATTCCTGGTTTAATTTTTCCTATTGATGGAAGTGGTATGAATATAAATATTGGTAATACCAATTTTTTACACGGGACGCTTGATTTATCTTCATTAAAAAGTGTAAAAACATTAGTATTAAATAATACTGATGTATCTGTAATAATATGGCCAAAAGAAACTAGTACATTAAGTTTAGATATTTTAAATATATCTGGTTGTAATTTTTCTGGAACTCTTGATCTTAGTATGTATAAATATATTGGTTCGTTTAATGGAGGTTATAATTATAATTTAAAAAATATTATTTTTCCATTATTGCCTTCACCAAATATTAGTTATGGATCATTTTCTATTAATCGGTGTGATATTACAGGAACATTGGATATTTCTGCATTAAAGATAGGTATGATATTTGAAGCATCAGAAAATCCACATTTACAATCTATTATTTTACCTTCTACATATTATTATAGTTTTATTAGTTTTAATGTTAGAGATTGTTCATTAAATACATATACAATTGATAATATTCTTTATACATTAAACCAATATTATACTAATAATACCCCATATTATGATCTTAATCTTTGTTTGGATGGCGGAGGAAATTCTCCACCAACCGATGGATCATTAAATTCTGATCTTGTAAGTTTACAAACTATTTTTAATAATGCCGGAAGAAACTTATATGTATATTATAATATATAAAAATAAAAATTTTATATTATGGGAGAAATTTTACATTTATCTATGAAGTATCGTTTAATATGGGATTCATCGACAAAATTAATAAAAAATGATTATACACGAGATTATAGTGGTACGCAAACATCAGTTGTAATATTAGATAATATGTGTGTTATTGAATCCGATGATTACCAAGATATTATTAATAAAGTTAACGAAGAAAATTTAACACTCGATCCATCATTGTTTTTATAAAAAATTATTTTAAAATATGATTAAATCCGCCGGGTTAGTTTTAATTTATGATAATAAGATTCTTCTTGTTCATCCAACTGGTGCAAAATGGTATGGTACATATAGTATTCCAAAGGGTCATGTAGAAAAAGAAGAAAATATTTGGGAATCGGCTTTAAGAGAAACAAAAGAAGAAATAGGAGTAGATATTAATGATGATATTAATGTTATTGATAAAGGTTATATTGATTATAAAAATGATGATATAGTTTACAAAAGAATTTATTATTTTGTTATAAAATTAAATCAACCAATAATAATAGATAAATCAAAATTACAAAAAGAGGAAATTGATTGGGCAGGATTTTTAACAAAAGAAGAAGCCAATAAAAGAATTTTTTGGAGACTTAAGCCTTTATTACAATATTTAGATAATAAAATTGTTAGAGAATCACTTAAATAATAAAATTTTTATAGATTAAAAAACTTTTTTATTTAATAACATATAAAATAATATAAATTAAATAAATTATTATGGGTAAAAAAAATTCTAATAATCCCGAAAAATCTTCAAATAATAAAGAAATTTCATTTTCCGAGTTAAATGAAATATTATCAAAATTTTCTCCTGATGGAGAAATAATAGAGAATAGTATATATGCAAAAATTGATGAGTGGATACCAACAGGTTCATATATTTTAAATGCGGCTTTAAGTGGATCTTTATTTGGTGGAATGCCAAATAGAAGATCATTAATGTTAGCGGGTGAAGAATCAACAGGAAAAACCTATTTGGCATTAAGTATTGTAAGAAATGCTCAGGCAATGGGATATTTTCCGATTTATTATGATTCCGAGGGTGCAATAGATGTTGATTTTGTAAAACGACTTGGGATAGATACCAATAGATTTCGTATAGAAAATATTGGAACTGTTGAAGAATTTATTACTTTAGCTGCTAATTTGGTTGATTCCATAGAAAAGCTTAAAAAAGCCGGAAAGACACCACCCAAAATTATAGTTGTATTAGATTCTCTTGGAAGTTTATCATCAATAAAAGAAAAAAATGATGCAATTACAGGATCCGATAAAAGAGATATGACAAAACAACAGGCTATAAGAAAAACATTTAGAATAATAGGAAATGATTTTGCAAAATTGGGAATACCGTTTATAATTTGTAATCATGTTTATGCAAGTATAGGATCATATATACCCGGAAATGTAATTTCTGGCGGCGGTGGAGGAAAATATTCTGCATCTATAATATTTGTTCTTTCAAAATCAAAATTAACTGATAAAGATTCTGAAGATTATGTAAAAAAACATGGTATTGATGCAACTAAAATAGGAATAGTAGTTACTATTACACCATATAAACAACGATTCGCCCGACCAATAAAAGTACAAATACATATTCCATTTTATAAACGTCCAAATCCTTATGTGGGTCTTGAAAAATTTGTTAATTGGGAGACTTGCGGGATTATCAGAGGAAATATGATATCTGAAAAAGAATATAAAAAACTTCCTGCGGTAGAACAACAAAAATGTTATGAGTTTAAATCTTTTAAAGGAGAAATTGTTTATGCATATCCTAAAGATACTGCAAGAAAATTAGTTTGTCGACACCTGGGAGATGAAGTTCCTATTTCAGAACTTTATACCGATAAGGTATTTACAGAAGAAGTTCTTAAAGAATTAGATGAAAATATTATAAAGAAAACTTTTATGCTTCCAAATATTGAATCATTAGAGGATCTTGCAGAAATAACTGAATTAATTGATAATTCGCAAATGTCTGAAAAAGAATTAAAGAACGGAAATAATTTTATTAGTGAAGATATTGATTTAAATAAGGAATTAGATATTGAATAAATTTAAATTATTTTAATTTAAGAATAAAAATAAAGACTAATATAAAAACTTTATGTCTTTATTTTTTTATAAAAAATAAATAGTTCTTTAAAATATTATGAAGCCAATTGATTATAATATAGTAAAAATTAAAAATATATTAAGTATAATTGATAATCCTAATTATGAAGATCTTTTATTTGAAATTGTAAGTTTTTTAGATAATGAAAAAAAATATGATGGTGAATTTAAAATAAGAGATGTATTTTTAAAAACAAAAATAAGAATAACATCAGATTTATATGATGATATAGAAAAATTAGTTGAAATGGGTTATATCGAAAAATTAAAATATTCAAGTTATAAAGTAATTAAACATTTATGGGAAAAAAATGAAAATAACTAATTTATTATTATAATTATTTAAAATGAGTATTAATAGTTATCAGGAACAAGTCTTTTATCATTATATTTTAGATAATACCATATATCTTAACATTACTAAACCAGATTTTTTTACAAATAGTAATGTAAGAGAACTTTTTGAAATAGCAAAGGAATATACTTTAAAATATAAAACGCCGCCTTCAAAGGAACAAATGTTATCTTTAATTGAAATTAAAGGACTTGGAGAAAAATATCCTAAAAATATAGTAGAAAGTCTTTATAATACAAAATTAATCTTAAATCAATATGGTGAAGAGTGGCTTGAAAAGAATGTTGGATCATGGATTCAAGTTAGAAACTTAGATAATGTTATAAGAAAATCGATAGCATATATGAAAACTACTAAAGTAACTGCAGAAAATGCCAGTGAAGTAGTAGAAACTATAAGAAGTATGCTATCTAATGAAACTGCTATTGATTTTTCATTTGATTTAGGAAAAAGTTTTTTTGATCCTACAGCACATTTACAAGAAAAATTAGCAAGACATCCATCTGGTTATGATTATATTGATTTATGTACTAAAGGTGGTTATTGGAAAGGAATGCTAATGATTCTTTTTGGTATGCCAAAATCAGGAAAATCGATGTGGATGTGTAATATGGCCGCAAAATGTATACAATTGGGGTATAATACAGCTTATATTACATTAGAGTTACAAGGGGAAATTGTTAATTCGAGAATAGGATCCAATCTTTTAAATGTTCCTATCGATGATTATGAATTATTAGTAAAAGATCAACCTTTACTTAAACAAAAATTAACTACATTAAAACAACGATCTTTAAAACCAATGGGTGATCTTCATGTTAAAGAATTTCCTACTTCATCTGCATCTGCAAATGATATTGAAGCATATTTAAAAAAGGCACAAGAAATATTAGGATATAAATTTGATATAATTTTTATTGATTATCTAAATATTATGAAAAATTGGAGAAATCCAAATAGTGAAAATACATA